TAAAAATTTAATTTAAATTATCTTAGATTATTATTCATAATGAGTAAAAAATAAAAAAAATAAATAAAAATATGGCTCTCATTATTTGCCGAAATCCTTTAAGTGCTTAGGATCGCCGTGACCGCCGCGCTTCGACGTGAAGCCTAAGATATCATTATTCTTCCAAATCCTAATTAGAATTACAAAATCCTAATTAGAATTACAAAAACTAAAATGGACTAGAAGACCTCCTTTCAAAAAATATTCCTGACCTATTCTAAATTATTTAAAATTTGAATTTACGCAAAGCAATGAAACCCATCAGGGTCAACTTTAACAATTAAATCTTCATTCTCCATATCCGATTCATAATCCGACTCAGAAGACGAACCCTCTTCGTAGTCATCGTCAGCCTGATCAAAGAAGTCTTGGAGGACCGATAGCAATTCCATCTTTTCATTAGCAAAAGCCCAAATCATGGCTTCTTCTATTTCTTTGAGTAACTTCATTTTAAAGAGATCTTATAAAATTATTTGATATATAAACTTAAATTTCATTTTAGTCAATTTTAGACGTTTTGACTAAAACCCTTACCCCATATTTATAATTATATCACCTTGAAACTCTTTATTTTCCCAATTGACTAAAATTGACTAAAACGACTAAAATTGACTAAAATTTATTGAGGAGTTTGAGGTTTACCATTGTATAATCCTTTTAATACATTCTCGGCGAAGTGAAGGTCCGTCGATATCTTCTTATCTACACGGTATATCACAGCACTATTCTCCCCAACCTGAGCAAGAGAACCATCGGGATCCTTTATTTTTGTAACTATATCAGTTAAGACCTTCTTCTTTGTAACTGTGAACTTAACAGCATTCGCACCATCATAATTCACGAAATCAGTCTGAGCTTGGTATTTATTGGCTATCGCCATAACTTGAAGAGGATTGGCTTCTAAATAATAATTCGCATCACTTAGAATATCCGACTCAATTAAGAAATAACCTCGTAAGATCTTTCGAGGTAAATCATCCGCAGTGATTACCGTAGAGGTTGACAAGACCACTGTCGGCGGGAAAACATTACTCACCCCGTCACTGTATTCAGTCAATAGTTGGGTATTGTAAAGATTAGTTCCAAAAATATTAACAGGATAATCTAATGAATCACTTGAAACAATAGAAGCGTCCGTTGTCGCACCCGAAACATTAGTAGAATTATTAGTTATTCTTGAATTAATATCTAAAATAGATCCTTTTGGATTAAATTGACGATAGGAGAAACCAAGGATCCCCCATAAACTATTTTTCCATTCCTTCTCGTCTACACCCATATCTACAATACTGACCCCGCAATTCGCATCGATAATCTCGTATTCCTGATACATAAAAGAGAAAGGAATTATCGCCGCCCCCGTCGCTGTCAGAGTCGTTGGAATTGTGGGATAAGGTCTCATAGAAGGAGAAAAAGTATCATAATGATTTACTTTATTAATCTTATAGCAATCAAGACCTCCTTGCTGTGAAGGGGGCGGAGCCAACTCATTTCCCGTCACTAGGGGATTACCAGCATTGTAAAAATTACCGACTTTCTCGGCAGTGTGGAGATTTGAAAATTCAAACCGATTCTGAACACCATCAAAATTTAAAAGAGGATTATTTGCTCCAACGTAAGTCTGACCATTGATATATCCTCCCTCAGGAGATCCGGTCTTATCTCCATAATAAGCAGCATAATTGAAACCATTATGAAGCATTACCGCCGCATTCCCATAAGCATTGAAATGATAATCAAATCCGATTTTTGTATTGTCTTTCAATATCCTAGGAACTCCTGCTTGGTCACAATAACTCGCCTGAATTCCGCCTATTCTCTCTGTGGTAAATATGATAGTATTGTCGGTATTGTTCCTCCTGGCAAATCCAAATGCTAATTCGTCATCATTCTGTCCAGTCCAATACTCGGGAGATAAATCAGAGCAATTATTATTGAAATAAATGAAAAGAGGTTTCGACGATACATCACCGAGACCACCGGCATCGTAGGGATTAGTGTAAGAAACATTGTACATATCATCCCCCAAAGGAGCAGTGGGGTCATTAGCCGTATAAGAACTCCCTAAATGAAAAAATCGGGCTTCGTTTAAAAATGTATCTTCATTCCCACCGACCACTGCTGTATAATTTGTAAATATTGGATTAATTCCATTTTTAATTAAATCGGGATAAAGATCATGTTGAATATCAAATAATTTCTTTATATTTGTTAAAACTTCTAAGGACCAAGTGATATTTGTTTTTATTTGTGTCGATGCCGAAGTCATTGTCTTAACAAAATTTCCATGATAAGCAAACGTTTTGCGACCTTGTTCTATCAATTTAGGTCTTTTAAATCCAACATAACCATAAGCATTCGCCCACATTAGAGCAGAAGCATTGGGAGCGGGTCCAGCCCCAGTCCCCTGAGCCCAACCAATAGGAGAATGATCTGTAATTACGGCAAAACTCTTAGCGAATTCAATATTCGTAGATCCATTAAATCTATTAAGATTTGTTGCGGGGAATGCCTTGTAAAGCGATGCGTTTACTATTGTACTCCCTCGTCCCGAGCCAATATCCAACTTATCCAGTGAGATAGGATCATCTGCCTCGATCAGTTGGTCGGTTATTGTTGAAGCGATATTTGAAGGACTATCATATCCAGGATCAACTCTAATTGTCTTTTTTTCTTTATAAATCTGATAACCGTGACAAGCAGGATCATAATAATTTGCGGGGAAACTCACATAAGCCAAGTTTGAAGCATTTGAAACTTCCGAACCATTCCAAACGATTTCATTTTGTTTAAATAAAGTGAACTTTGAATTATCATTTCTAACTTTGCGAGGTCTTATTCCACCTGCCCCGACTTTGGCTCCCGAAGCATTCGCAAAATCATGATTAATTAAATGCCAATCGGGGTCATATACATGCGAAGCATTTTGAATTACTGTATTCATTCCCAAAGGATACCCGTCAATTGAAGTCCAATAATTAGAACTCGCATTCCAACTCGGATAAGCAAGACCTCCTCCTGTTTTGAGAGTTGAAGCATTTGCGAAATTTCTTGGAAGTGTTAAATAATTCTCACCATTCGCATTGGCATGATATTCAATTACAAAACTAACTTCATTATCAGTCAAGGCGATCTCTTCAGTTATCAAAGAAGAACTTTCATAAGAAAAAGCAGTCTGAGATTTACTAAATCCAACAAAAGAAGTTGAAACAGAATTTGTGTATTCTATCGTTTTGAGACCTCCTAATGGTTTACCTTTGAATTCAATGACAGATCCTCCGGCCCCTCGCTCAGAAATAAATCCTTCGTGAATTGAAACCTGATCGCCTATGTCCAAGGTGATCCCCGAAGAAACTTTGTTCGTGAACACGGCATTGTCTCCGCCCTCAGCCAAACTAGATCCATTAAATTCCTCAGAGTTAAGGCGATTTGCGTCAATTAATAAAGTTTGGGTATATCCGCTCATTTATAAGTAATATAGAAGTTATTTATCATAAATGGTTTTTATAAAATTTAAATTAAGAAAGAATACTTAGACTTTTACATTAACTGAGTAGTGACATAGCCGTCGATGATGGAAGTCGTTTTGGCGAGTTCAAGCCACGACCGCTGGACATACGGAAGCAGGTTATTCAGATCATCAAACTTGTAATAAAGTTCTAAACCTCTGGAATTTACCCGCTCATTGCGATTGAGGCGGAAACCCTGCCAGCCGAAGCGACCGAGAATGCCCCGACCAGTTGCGGTGGTCCCCTCGTCCATTTCATATCCCATATATTCTGCCCCAGCCGCAATGGCAGTTCCCTCAGCCGAATATTCTTCACGGGTGACCATAGGCGGAACGCCCTCAGCCTGAGCCGTATTGTGGAAATGCCTCGCACTATTAACAACATCAACCGGGTAGAGGAAGCGATTATTGTATTTAATATTGTAGGTCGTGCTACCGTTAGATCCAGCACCGGCACCTATTACATAAGAAACCTCCGGACACATTGCGTGGAAGGGACCAAGAGCCGATAACTGAAATCCACCAACACCAGCATCTGCCTGAACACCCGTAATGACTTTCGTCACTATGCGATTCGCACCACCGAGATTGCGGATTTGCGTCGAAGCCGCCGTCGTAGCACTCACCGAAACCTTGGAGTGACGGTAATCAAAATGATTAATATTAATAACACGATTCTGAGCCGCATAGGCATCCATAATTTCCTGAGGATAGTAGATGTAATCAGCAATAAATTTGGTTTCATTCGTATCAATGAAGAAATCCGCTTTCGCAACACCCGAGGCAGACTGGCAACGATCTTGGAGAGGAGCGAAAGTCAGTTCAATCGAGACCTGTTCCTTCATCATGTAGAGTGGGAGCTGGGTCTGTTTTAACATAGGAAAGAGATCGCTTAGAGAAATCTGCCAAGTAGGATCATTCTTGATTGAAGCCCAATCAGGGACCCGTAAATCACTGCGGACACTATCATCATAATCTTTACCATTGCTGAGACCATATCCCTCGGCCCGAGTATCATTATCAGGACCACCATTGACGGTTGCCCGATTATCGTAAATAAATTCGTGGGCAATCGATTTGCCACTCTGAACTTGTTCACGCTGTTTTTGGTGTTCATTAGAAATAAACATAGACTTATACGCAGTTAGGTAGTTGTATCCATCTATTTCTTGGAGAGTTTTTGTACCGACTTTCAGGGAGGCTCGCTGTATCAGGGAAGAAATCCCAACATTCGGGGGGAGGAAATGATCGTTTTCGTCACTAGAAAAAAGAGCAAAAGTAATTTTGCTGTGACTATGGAGTATCCCCTTGTTAGTCAAAACGAAGCGACAATTGGAGTCGCTTTGAACGACCGGATCCAAAACCGAAGTTTCGACGTCAGTTGCGGTCGTGGTATCCATAGGAGATACACGGAGAAGATCGGGAACATTTGGGGCGGCAGCCTCACGTTCAATCATAGATGTTTCAACACTATCGTCCATTATTTATAGTGTGTCTTTTATAAAAAAATAAATTAAAGAAAAACTTTTTAAAATTACTTAGAAGATCTTCTAAGCCATTACTTGAAGCCCCTGCGGTCCGAAGACCATTGTCTGCCGAGCGTGGCAGAAAACAAACAGTGCCTGGGGAGAGTCGCTATTTAACCGAAGGGACATATTCACACCAAAGTTGACTTTTGAGAAATCTACTCCTTGGTCACTGATGCTGTCCATTGCGATACCTAGACCGAAGGCACTCCCTCCATCAGCCCAATATTTATCATAGGTTGCGTCATTAGAATATCTCGTGTTAACTTGGTTTACTTGGGTTCTTGTAATATCAGCAAACTTTTGAATAGCATTCATGTAATTGAAAACAATCTGACTGTCCATCTGTTTTGCGTCCTTGTGGAAGCTGCGAATTAAATCAGTGTTCTCCCGCTGAATTGTATCAATATTAAAGTTAAGAGGGAATTTCTCACCATTGCGAGTGAAGAATAATTCATCGATCTCGGCAGCCGAGCCGTCCGAGTTAGTCGGGTAAAGAGTTGCTAATCCGTCAAAAGTTAAATTGTTAATGTGTGAAGCCGGAGCAACATTTGCGAATACTCCAAGGACACGGGATAAACCTAACTGGAAATTTAGA